CACCTATTGTTTTTGTTTCAGTAGTTGGGTTTATCTCTTCAGATATTTTTGAGTCTAAAGCAGATTTTAAGTTTGCTACTTCCTCTTCACCCATAATGCCTTCTACCCAACCAGTAACCACTTCATTGGTTAGGTCTGCAAAAGGTATAAAGTCTGAACCAATATCCTCTAAAGATAATGACTGAGTTCCATAAACACTAGCTGTATATGGTACTTCTTGACCATCTACTTCATGTGTCTCGCTGCTTTCAGCGTTTAATCTCCAATGAACGTTATAAACTGTGTCAGTATGTCCTTCGTAATCAGGATATACGTCAACTGTTTTACAGTTCCATTCATATGTATTGCTCATGTTATTCTCCTTTTAGTTTAGCAATTTCACTTTTTAGTTTTGTTACTTGTTGTTCTAATTCTTGAACAGCTTTTACAAGCGGTGTTACAAGTTTACTATAATCCATTTGATAATGCTCGTCCTCTGAGCCTGATACAGCGTTAGGTACTATTTCTTTTACCTCTTGTGCTATAAGACCTTCATCAGCTTTACCATCTGCTTTCCAATTATAAGCTACTGGGTTTAGTTTAGTAATAACTTCTAAACCTCTAGCTTCGCCTGTAATGTCTTTTAATCTTGCATCTGATGAGGTGTTGTAAGATGTAGTCCCTCCTGCTGTAGATACACTACCAACTGATGTGTCACTTTTTCTAAAGTCTATAATAGTTCCATTAGTGTTACGATTCATGATAGCAACTGTAGCAGTATCTCTAGTAACAGCTAACAGACCATCATTCCTTAATTCAATACCAACATTAGCAGTAGCTGTTGAAGTCTTCCCAACCAACAGATTGCCCGATGAATCGAATCTTCCTGACTCACTTGTACCTGTCCAAAACTGTAAATTATCAGTAGCATCATTAACAATTCTAGTTTTAGTAGTAGCGTTTGTGTCACCAAGTAAAAGACCTACTGTTCCAGTGCTGGTATTAGTTGTTGTCATTTGCAACCATACAGCACCGCTATCTTCTATATGAAGCTCTCTTGCTGGTGAACTTGTGCCTATTCCAACACGTTGACTGCTATCTATTCTGAGTGCTTCAGTACCACCTGTCTGAAAAACCCAATTTGCATTTGTGTAAAATGCTGCTGATTCATTACCAGTTGCAGTTGGTGCAAAAATATAAAACGCATCTTTGTTCCAACTTGGAATACCTACCCATGCTGTAGGTATATCAGAACCATTTGTCATACTAAACTGTATTCTTGCATCGCTAGAACCATCAGTAGAGTTTATTCTTTGTATTCCATTTTGTACTGTTAACTTTTCAGTTGGCGAAGTAGTACCAATCCCTAATGATTCAGCACTAGCATCCCAAAATAAACCTTGCGTTGAGCCTGTGTCATCATAGAAAGAGATGTCTCCGTTATCAGCAAATCTAATTAATTTTTGTGAGTTACCATTTTTTAATTCTAATCGTTGTGCAGTTGTTCCTGATGTGGCTATTCTATAATCACCACCTCTAATATTGTTAGTAATTTTTAAATAACCTGAATCACTAGCAAAACTAATAACTTGTGTATCGCCTAAGCTAGTCAACCCATCACTTGTAACTGTTCCTGTTATGTTTATACCAGTATTAGTTGTATACAGTTTATTACTACCTGAATAATATAAAGATACGTTACCATCTTTGTTAGCTGTTAAATAATTTTGTCCATTAGTTGCTTCTAAAACCAAAGATGTTTCTGCTTGTATTAGTAAATTACCAGTTCCAACATCTTTAATATAACTAGCACTACCATCGTGATAGATTTCTAAATCATTACTAGCACCAAAAGTAGCCTTTGCATTATCTACAAAGTTAAGACTATCAGCACTTGCATCCCATTTTAGGTTTTGTGATGTGCCTGTGTCGTCATAGAAGGATATGTCTCCAAATCTATCAATCTCCATTCTAGTAACAGTATCAGTACCATTATTAGAGTTAAATTTAATAACCCCATGTGTACTGGTATTTGAACTTTTTATTGTTGTTGTACCAGCATTATGTGCAAACTCTGCACCTTGATTTGTAGCTGTTGTATCAACTAATGAAAGTGTTGGGTTTGCATCTGATAAAGTTGCATCACCATCAACAGTCAAACCATCCATTGTGGCTGTTCCTGTTACCGAAATTCCGCTTGATGTTGTTTCTAGTTTTCTATCACCTGCATATCGCAAATCAACACTACCACCTGCATTTGCTCTTATCATTACTGTAGCATCGTCATTGCTTCTAAAGTCAATCTTTGCACTAGCTAGTATTCTTAAATCACCAGTCCCAACTTCTTTTATAAAACTATTAGAACCATCATGGAAGATTTGTAAATCTGAGCCTGTACCGAATATGGCTTTGTCATTATCGCCAACAGCAATATCAGTACCGCCTGTAGTATTACCATTTAAAAGTATTTCAGCTAATGTATCTACGCTACCTATTTGGCTATCTACATAGGCTTTTATTGATTGCTGTGTTGCCAAAGCTGTAGCAGAATCAGAACCTAAATTATCTTCATCTAAAATACTAGTTACACTAGCACCTGTTGAAAAACTAAGTGCTGTTATGCCATTTACAGTACCACCATTAATATCAAATGTATTATCTGCTGTAATGCTAAGACCAGTTGTAACCCAAGCATCATTAGCTGCATTTCTTATCTTTAAAACATTGCTTGAAGTATCTACCCATAATTGATGTGCAAAGGTAGTAGAAGGTGCTGAAGCACCGCTATTGACTGTTACTATAGCAGATAAAGCATTGTTTAAATCTGCTCTAAAATCTGCCCCTGATTGGTTTGCTAAGTTGTAATCGTGTTGTGCCATATTAAATCTCTGTGTCTTATTAGTTTACTATTACCATGTGCTTATCGCCACCCTCTTCCATGTGTTTGTTGCAACACATACATAGATGTAGTTTGCATCCCATTGTATTTCACCTGTAGTACCAGTGGCGGTAGCTGATGCTGGTGTGCCATTAGATACTCTGCCTAACTCTGCACCGCTATAATGTAAAGCACCGCCTACTCTATATAACCTATCTGTTGTTGAGGGTGGTGTATAAGAGCTAAATTCTATTGCACCACTACCAATATCAAAAATACCCTGACCAACAAAACCATCTACAAAGGTAACTGGATTTTCAAATTGAACATTACCGCCATCTACAAGTAAACCATCTTGAAATTCAGCTATTTGTTCAAAATTAACTTTGTTAGTAAAATTAACAAAGTTACCTGATTTGCCTGATACAGTTCCATAAGTTTCAACTGTTGACATAGTAACCCCATTCATTTCTACCTCAGTAGTTTTTACTGGGTCGTCTGCAATGGTGAATGTGCTAGTTGTTGCTTCAGATTCAACGCCTAAACCATTGATAGAGGTTATAGAGTAATTATAGTTACTGCCTTTAGGTATAAAAGACAAGTCAGCAGAATTTGTATCTACTACTTTACTTATAACTGCATTGCTTGAACTATCAGTTATATCAACTCTGAACTCTTTTGCTGGAAAGTCAGTTGGCTCATCCCAAGTTAAAGTAGGTCTATTGATAGCTGATGCATCTGTGTCAGTAAAGACAACATTTTGTGGTGCTTTTAATGCACCTGCTGTTGGTAGGTTTACTGGGTCTTCAGTAGCTTCTTGACTTGGTACTTCCCAAGAATAAATATCAAAATATTCTATTGCACTAACTGAGACAAGACCATTTGGTTGCAGTTCTAATGCTTCAATTCTAAATACGTTGTTTGAGTTAGAAGATGATAAGTCTAAACCTGTATAAGTAATATCAACAATATCACCTATGTTTAGCTTATACATTTCAGGTGTTCCTAAAAACTGTATTGTTGTTTGTTTTCTACTTCTTTGCAAAATAGCTTTTGCCATATTAGATGCAATGTAAGGGTCTGTGATATATGGAAACTCTGCTTTTATCTCTAATATTTCACCATCATCAGAATAATAATTAGGTGAAGCATCATGCAATTCTGTAACTGTATCTAACTCATATTTCTTATTTGCATTAAAAAACTCAACAATGACTTTGTTTGCTTTTTTATCTTTACTACCATAATCAATGGATATGCCTGAATCAGCTATAATGTGGTCATCTGTAATACTAAATATAGAACTACCAGTATCTTCTATTTGTAGTTCATACTTGCCATCAATATAAGTAAAGATACCTCTCATGTTTGCAAGAAGCTCTTTTGCATTATCCATTACATTCTTATTAGTATCTACATAACCATTACAATGAAATCTTTTAACTTGAGTAAATATAGAGCCTGACTCGTCTGTGTAATCACTACCTAAATCATCATCTATAATAATTTCATTTACCCTTGATTCATCATAGAATTCATCTGTTCGCCATGAATCAATGTTTCTAGAATCAACAATAATTGTTCCGCCTGAGTCTTTAATGGTTATTATTTCATCCACTTTGTTTTGATAAGAATTATCATATTCATCTATTCTTATTCTATTAGTGCCTGATGTACCACTCCAAGTTACATTTTGATAACTACTTCCATAAAAAGGTTGATTCTGTAATACATCGCATTTATCAGCAGCAGTTTCAAATGTAGTCATGTTTATATCTGTTGTAGCTAAACCTTTACCATACTCATCATTTTGTATGTAGTCTAAAAAGCAAAGAGCAGGGTTGCTTGACCATACAGTGTTTGTAGTTCTTGGGTCATATACTTTCTTACCTTTAACCTGTACTGTTATTTGTGGCACTCCTTGATACATCCCTTTTTTATCATAGTCAAAAGATGCTGCTATGTAGCAGATACCATTTAACTTATGATTAGTTGACCACTGAGAAGGTATAGATGCTCTAAGCATAGGGTCTGCTGTTTGACTGGCTGCACCATGATGCAAATTAAATACAAAAGAATATCTAAGTGCTGGATTAGTTCCTAGCGTTCCTGCATTTGAGTATTGATTATCACCAACTTGTGAAGCAGTATTTAAAGAACCTGCACCTGATGCTATCTTGTCTGAACCAACATAACCACCGCCTTTGTATATCTTGCCATCAAGAATACTATTACCATCTATTTCAATAGTTCTACCAAGTATCTCTTCACATTCACCTACAGCTAATGCATAAACAACAAACAAATCTTTTGACCTATTTTGTGCTGTATCCATATAAACAACCTGACAACCCACTCTTCTTGTTCCGTATATGACTGGTATCTTGCCACCAGCAGCAGTTTTGTTAGCTAAGATATCTTGACCTTTAGCCAACATTTGTTTTGCTTGTAAAAATCCTTTAACCCCTACCCCAACAGTATATGCAAAAAAAACATTTTTTAAATTAAAACCACCAGACCAACCTATTTGCTGTATTTTATTCCATACAAACTTGCCAACAGCTCTAAAAAAATTGCCTATCATTAGCTACCCCACCTTACATCTGATTTAGTTTGTGTTGCATATTCTAAACCTCTGTCACCTGAGTAAACGGATTGTTGTGATTCATCTGAATAATGTCTGCCTTTTGTTAAGTTCCAATTTGCCCAATGAGAAGCTACAGTCATGCTTAATAAAGAATCTTCTAATGTTTCAGATATATTTACGTTTTTAATTTGACCTGTAAAGTAATTAATTGCACCAACTAATGATTCATTTTCATCAAAATAAGCTATATAAACATTTACAACTTTGTCAGTAAAAGCACCATCTCTTACAAGTTGTCTTACTTGATTGGTTACATTTGAAAAACCAAGATTTATATCACTAACTTGTAGTTGCCCTGTTTCAGTTGTTGTATCAACCGCTAGAAAAGAACCACCAGCTTCATAAGAATTTGAATTATAAGTAACGTCTCTATAAAAGTCAGTTAGTCTTATAACAGTAGATAAGTTTAGTTCTACAAGAAAGGATGTTTTGGTTTGTTGAGCAGAAACTTGAGTTTGTAAACCTGCTGAAAGGCTTCTTGGCATTACTCAATAACCTCTCTCACATCAAAAGAAATGTTATAAAAACCACTGGTATCAGTAGTATATCTAATCTCATCATTTGCAAGATAAACATTAAAAAGAGGTTTGTTAGTTGTAACAGCTTCATTGTCAGCAACATCAGCAACTAAGTTTGGCTGTATGTTTACTGTAGCACTACCACCTGATGCAGTTACTTCATCTTGCACCATATAAACCTTTGAATGACCTGCAAACTTAATCAAGTCACCTGCTCTTAATGCATGATTGGTATGTGAAAAACCATCCATAGGCACAGCACTTGCACCTGCTGATGTTGCACCATTAACAAGAATATCAGTCTCATTGTGACTAGTTCCTTTGTTGTTTAAGGGTGCTGCAATAGTAAAGTTTTCATAACCACCTTTTTGTTTAGATAGAAATGCAAATATTTCCTGTGCTTTTAATTGGTCAACTGGTGGCATTTGTACTGTAAAGGAAAAGTATTGTGCACCTATTTGTCTTGCTGATTTTTTACCTGATAAGGTTTGGTTTAAAAGTATAGGTCTATTGTCTGTAAATACTAATGACCTAAAATTTGGGTCTGTTGGAAATTGTCCTGACATTATACGACCCCCATTTTGCCTTGCGTATTCATGGCATTGTTAATGATTGATGTTATAAGTCCTTTTCTTGATGTTAGTAACTGGTCAAATCCAGCAGCATCAACTGTTGATATATTGAAGTTTACTGTAGCACCACCGACTGTTTGACCTTTTGTGTGGTCTATAACAGTTTCATTTGGATGCACCATAGCCATAAAGCCACCTTTACCATCTAAACCACCAGCTCTTACACCAGTACCAGTAAAACCACCGCCATCAAAATCACTTAGAGCATCAACAGCATTACCAAAATCACCACTAATGATACTACCCATTTCACCAATAGTACCCTTAACCATGCCTACTGCTTTTTGTACTATAAATACTTGTATAAGCTCGTTTATAACTGCTCTTGCAACTGATGTAGCTAATTCTTTAAAGTCACCAAATTTTTCTGTTGTTAGATCAAAGAAGTCTGTGAATGCATTTGTTAATTGACCTTCTACTGTATCTGCAAAAGATTTAACTATAGTTATGTTGTCTTTTATCTTCTTGGTTGTATCTTCGCCTATTAATGTTGTAGGCATTGTTCTTATTTCTTGTGCCTTTTGTACTTTCTGTATAGTTTTTAAGAGTTTATCTCTTTCTTTTATATCTGCTGTTACTTGTTCTCTTAATTTTTTTCTTACCTCTATAGCTTCTGCATCTTGCCTTGTATTATCTCTAAGGCTTAAAGTAGTTGCTACTATACTATGTTGCAATGCATCATATTCTGCATTTAGTTCATCTAAACTTTTTAATTGTGGCTCAGGGTCAATCAATCCCATAGCTTCGCCAACATCTAAAAATGCAGTAGCTACTTTAATTAACTCATTTCTTAAAGGTGTTAAAACTTGTCTTTGTAAACGATTCATTGTGTCGTTAAATCTTGCTGCGTCTCTAATTGTTTGCTCAGGTATTACACCTGTTGCAGAGTCAGTCAATAATTTTAGAGCTTCTGAGCCTTCACCCAATGTAGAAACTAAAGCAACACCTTCTGAATCAAAGAATTTAAAAGCAAGTCTTACTTTTTCACCACTATCAGCAGTATTAGCTAAACCATCTGAAACATCTGCCAAAATATCCTCTATTGATCTAGCATTACCTTCAGAATCATTTAACGCAATACCTAACTGCTCAAGAGCTGCTTTTGCTTCACCAGTACCATTTCTTGCTTCTGCAACCCTTCTTGTAAATCTTTGCAGACCCATGTTTAGAGTATTAGTAGCTATACCTGTTTGCTCTGCAGCAAATTGCATCCTTTGCAAAAAGTCTGTTGTTATGCCTAGCTTATCAGCAGTTTTACCTACTTCATCTGCTAGTTTCATAGCTTCATTACCAAATTGCACTAATTGTCTAACAGCAAAAGCACCAGCAAAAGCACCTGCAAGTTTTTTCATAGCAGAACTTGTGCTATTTACGCTTTTATTTACAGAATTAAATGCACCTTTAGTCTTATCCTGTGCGGTGATTCTAAATTTATAATCAGTTGCCATTTTTCATTTGCCTATTTTTCTCTTCTAAGTAAGCTATCCATCCAGTGTACTCAGATAAGGTCATTTTGTCTTCTAGTTCCTGTAATGTGCAATGCAACATTTCAGCTAGATAATATTTAGCAAATAAGTCCTTATCTTCTGCTACTTTTTTGCTTGTTGCTCTACACTTGGACTAGACATAATTTCAGTTGCTACTCTTGCAAGTACATCTTTATCAACACCATTCATAAGTGCATGTTTGTCTGAAAGGTCAAATACTTTTTCACCTTCAGAATCTAAGGCTTTATATATTAAGCAATAAGCCATTAATGCAACATCATCGTCCTTTGCATATCTTTGCAACTTTGACATTTCTGCTAACGTCAATGGCTTTGCATATATTTTAAGAACCTTATCTCCATCACTCCACTCAGGTATCTCTATCTCTTTGATTTCTAAAGAATCAAAATGAGCTTTAGCCTTTTCTATTACTGACATCTTACTATGCTGTTGCTAGTGTAAGAGCAGATTTGCCTTGTACAGATATAGATGCTTCAACCATGCCATCAAATGATGCTGAAATGCTTAAACCTGTAACAATAGCAGTTCCTGTATAATACTTAGCACCAGTAGTAGTACCTTCAGCATAAAACTTAATTGTAACTTCAGTACCAACCGTTAATGCTTGTTGTGCTGTATCATCTTCATCCCAAAAAACATCAATAGAACCTGAAAAAGAAGTTAATGTTGGTAAATAGTCCCTAAAACCATCACCCATGCTTGTAACTTCAACAGTATCAGATGTTTCCTCAACAGAATAAGATTTAATCTCAGCAACTGCATCTGTATCTATATGTACAGTACCTTCGCTTCCTTTATGAATCGCCATTTTCCTTTACCTCGTCTTTCGACTTTTTCTTAGAAGAAGATTTAATTTTATCTTGCGAATGGACTGCTTCCTCTTTCCAACCCATATTCAATAAAGACTCAACCTTAGAAGGATGAGCTATTATAGAAACTTTACCATTTGGACTAATCATTTTCATAATTATCTCCTATTATACCGCTACGTCAGGATTTTTTTCCTTGACATAGTAATTACTTATAAAGGTTAAAGAAACAAATCCTAGTGGTTTCTCACCTTCAGCGTTAAAATCTATTTGAGTTGATTCAAGATAAGTGTCTTTAGCCAAACCGCCTAAAGTTCTATCAGCAGCAATAGCTTCCTCAACTTCTTTACTTATTGTATCAATAGTATCATCAAAATTGCTTGTTGCCTTTGCATATCCTTCAACAACTACTGATAATTCTCTACTCATAACTCTATCAGTACCTATAACAATAGGCTCTGATGTTTCTGACTTTGTATATATAACTAAGGCTGGTAGTTTAGAGTTTTCTATAGGATAGACTCTAGATTCATAAGAATTAGAACCAGTTGTAGATAAACCAGTTAGTGTAGTACCAAAATATTCTCTAATCTGTTGTCTAATATGATTTGCCATTACACTTCCTCTAACATTAAAGCAGTAAGACCTGTTCGATCTTTTTGCACATCAATTATAGTATAGTTTTGTGCTGCTTTTAGTATATCACCCTCAACAGTTGTTGTTGCACTTGCATTAAGTAAATCACCTTGAGAAACATTAGGAACATCTATGCTTCTGCAATATGCTATAGGTTTAGTAGCTTCTACACCAATACCTGTGTCTTGCTCTACATACTCTCTATTTAAAATAATCTTTATAGCTGTAGATACACCACCTCTTATATAGGTAGCATTTATAGCATGGCCAAAATCAACATCAAAATATGCCAACATATCTTCTTCAGTTTCTAGCATATACTGTGACATTATTGTTCCTCTAAAACCACCTCAATAAGACCTGTATTATCAGGCATTACTGTTTTAATTGTGAATAATGTTTGTGGTACAAGTGTATTGCCATTATTTGTAGTAATAGCATCCACTTTTATTTGATCACCATGATTTATGTATGGTGCATCAGTTGCTTTTATTATTGCTCTTGGTTGATAACCATCTACTGGCACTGAACCAGTTGCAATACTAAAGTATTCTTGATCAATAATTATATTTATAGGATAAGAGTCACCTGTATCTATATCATGCCAAGTATCTATAAGGCTTGTTCTAGAATCCCATAAAGTAGTTTGTGTTTCAATGAAAGTAGCAGATACGCCATGAGCATTTGGGTCTACATAAGAGTTAAAATCTGCTGAACTCTCGATAGGCATTATTTTTTAGCTCTTTTTTTTACTGCTTTAGTTTCAGATTTTTTAAGACCTACGCTTCTATTTGCCTTTTTAGCTTTTGGTTTCTCTTTATATAGTTCAGCCTTTTTGTTGGCTACAAGATCAAAACCTTGAGCTGCATCTAACTCAACTATATCTCCAACACTAACTCTTTTGCTGTTAGCAATTGTGTCTCTCAATATTAAATATTTATTCATTTTAATAGAGGTGGGGTTTTTCACCCCACCGTTTTCAGTGGTTAATACCATTAACCGTCATTACCTAAACAGAATGAAACTGCATTTCTTACAGCAACATCTACCATTTGGATACCAACAACTCTAACTGTTCCTGAAGAAGAGTTAGTGTATGGGTCAACAATGATGTCTAAGCCACCAAAGAATCCAACTAATAGGTCTGAGAAGTTACCAAAGTAATGGTCACCTGATGTAGGTTGGTTAGAAACAACAACACCATAGTTGTTAATTCTTCCATCTCTATCTACAACAAACTGAGCTGTGCCTGAAGCCTTTTCAGTTGTTTTTAGTGAACCATAATCATCAGCTCTCATAATGTAAGAAAGGTTACCTAGTAGAGCATTGTCTACAGCAACTTGGCTTTCCATATTTACTGTTTCAGCCCATGTTGGGTTAGCAGCACCAAATGTTACAGTGTTAATACCTGATGTATTTTTGATACCTCTTGGGTTACCTGAAGAGCCTGAGCCTTCTAAAGCAGCATCATCAATAGCTAAAGCCATGCTTTGTGCTATGTCGTTTCTGATTAGATTCTCAACATCTAAAGAACTTTGTGTTAAAAGCTGTCTAGTGACATCTGTAAAACAACCTAAAGTTTTAGGTGACATTGTCACACTTCCAATAGCCATTTCTGACTCAGCAACAGCAGTTCCTTCACTTGATACAAAAGCTGCAGTTGAAGTACCAGTTTTCTTAGGTATCTTAACATCGCCTTGCAATCCTCTTAATAATGTAGCACCTGCTGACATTACTGAAGATGAATTTCTTAATGCATCAATGAAATCACCAGCTCTAAAGTCTTGTCCTACCGCACCAGCATCATCAGTTGTATTCAAATCTCTTTGATTCCAATCTCTTAATACTTCAGGTGGTAACATAAGACCCTGTGAGTTTCTACCATATGCTTCAGAAGCAGCAGCAGAACATTCAAATTCAAATTCTGCAGCTCTTTGAGCAGCTCTATCTGAAGGGTTAGCTAGTGCGTTTATTCCGCGTACTAGGCTAAATCTCTTCATTTCTTTTTTGCTTAGTCCAATATCTTTTGGAGTTTCAAGTGGCTTACTAGCAATAGTTTCTAGTAATTCACCTCTAAACTCTTCAATAGTTTTGTGTTCAGCAATCGCTTTTGCAGCTAAGTCTTTTTGATTATGTCTTTCAGCTAACTTGTAAATCTCTTGTGAGTTTCTTTTTAATTCAGCTTTGACTTCTTCAGCAGATTTAGCTTTAACTTCGTCTAAATTGACTTCGTTATCCATTTTTATCTCCTTAAAAGATTGAGAACGTCCAACTCCAACCAACCTGCTCTGATCTGCAGGGACTGATACAGAAGATACTTCCATAGGAGTCCAAGCTGCTCTATAAGCAACCTCTTTAGAGTCTTTTATTCTCATTAGTTTATTTACACGATATCCGACTGAAATATTCATTCGTATACCATCCTTCACGTCTTCAAACACTTCTGAAGCAAGTCGACTTTTACCAAATCGAACTACAGCAATTGTCCTTTTAGCTGTTTCATCTAGTCTGAAATCTTCTATAACACCTATTTGCTTAGTCATGTCATGATCTAAAAGTAAAGGTGCTCTGCCTGAATTAATAAATTCCATATTAATATCATCGGCTTTATGACTTAGTATTTCCATGCCAAATGATCTCTCAACTGGCTCTTCTGAAGATACACCTATTCTTACAGTCCTTGTATCTTCATCAATAAATTTTGCTCTTGAAAGGTCTATGTTTCTATATCGCATCGGCATATCAACAACTTTTCTTTCATCTTCAGGCTCTTCATAGTTTTCCTCTTCTATGACTTCCTCTTCAACCTCTTCCTGATGCTCTTTTGCAAACTCAACAATAACAGATTCATCTGTTTCGCTTACGTTTAATATATGTCTATCTTCTTTATCCTTCATAGATTTTTCCTCTTTCATTTTTTCTACTAGTCTTTTTGACCAGCTATAACCTGCATCGCCACCCCATAATGCCCATGCAATCCTACCATTTGAAGGGTAGCCATCCTCACCCTGACTAAATCCTTCTGCTTTTTTATCAACTTCGTGTCTACTAAAAAAGCTAAACATTCTTTTAACAGTTTCATCTGATAGATTTTCACCAGCTACTATTTGCCTAGCTCTAACAGCACCAACCCTAGTGCCACCTCTACCATGCTCTTTCCGCCAATCTAAGCCTTTCTGTGCTTCTGATTTCATGCCACCTGTAGGTTTAGGCATCCTCTTCACCACCTTCAATTATAGGCTCTATAGGTGCTTTAGTAGCACCAAAAGGCTGATAAGCTAATTCTATATCATATTCTTTAGCTAATTCTACCTCTTTTTGATGTTGTTCAAATAATTCCTCAACATCACGACCATAGTTAGCTGATATGTCACTATATGTAACTGTTCCGTTTTGTAATCCTATAACATTAGCGTTCATTTCTTTAAGTGGGTCTATCCAAGCAAAGTTTCTAGGTATAAATGTTGCTGATGCAATAAATTTGTCTATTTTTTCTACTGGTAGTGATAAATAATTAGTAGCAATAGCCATTTCTAGCCATTCTGCAAATATTGGCTCAATCATGTGTTCTATCATGAATTGTTGCCATATTTGATAGCTGCTTCTATCTTCTAAGCTACCTTGTCTTATTGAAGAGTAGTTTACTGATGTTAAATCGTTGCTTAAAGCATGATATGAAATGTTTAAACCACTAGCTATGCTTCTTAATACGCTAGAAGTAAAACCCTCAAATGCACTTGTTGGATGTTGTGGGTCAAATGACTGAAATGATACACCTGCTGGTAATTGCTCAAATGTACCTGCATTTGCAGTTTGTACTGGGTTACCATCTATCTCTTCTGAGTCACCAACATAACCATCACCATCAGGCGAAGTAAAGAAACCCATTTTAGAACTTGCAACTCTTGCAGCAACAATCTCAGCTTCAAGATATGCGTTAAGTTGCTTAACATTAGCCATTACAGTTGCAATATTAGTAACACCTCTTGTTTGTTCAGGTCTTGTTGGCATGTATAGATGTATTATTTCATCAGCAGGTACAACTATATGCTCGTTTTCATTCATATAAGTTCTATCGAATGGATGATTCTTGTAAAGATGGTATGCAACTGGCTTGTCATACTTATCAACCTCAACACCCATCTTTATTTCATTACCAGTCTTAGGATTATGCTTGTTTAAATCTTCATCTAAGTGGTCTGCTTCTAAAAACTGTATTTGAAAGCCAAAAGGTGAGTCTTCTTTCTTGAGTTTCCTAATTAAGACTTCACCATCTCTTGCTAAGGCTTCAATAGCTATTTTTTGACAATCTAAAAACGATAATCTGCCATTAGCTGTACAATTACCTATTTTTGACCATTGTTTCCATGCATCTTCAATGAGTTTATTAGCTAATATGTCTAATTTGCCCTGATTAACATCATCATCAAGCCTTACCTTTGCACTTAGCCTAATTCCTGCTTTACCTATGACATTAGAAACCATAAGATTCAAATATCTTGCAATATGTGAGTCATTTCTAGCTAATTCTCTAGCTCTATCTCTTAAAACTCTTATATTGTCTTTAATTTCTGCATCTGCTGATGCTGAACTTGTTATGAAATCTGCAAAAAGCCTACCAGTGTTTGCACCTGCATAGCTTCTTTGTGTTTTAAATTTACGTTTAACTGTTGGCTTCTTTGAACCAAAGTTGAATACTCTGTTATACCATGCCATTTTATGTGTAACTTGTTGGATTTATTGTATTAGTTGTGCCAAATTTAGTTAATATTGTAGTACCTGAGCTTTGACCATTTTTAATTTTAGCTTTTTTAACTTCTTTATCGAATTCTGCTTGATATCTGTCTTTTAGTGTAAAAAGCTCATCTATAGACATTCTAGATAGTGATCTACCAGCAATAGACATAGAACTTTGATCCATAGTAGCTCTATTCTCTATAACCGCTTTTACTGCATCTAATACTATCTTTGCATGGCTTCTAACTGAAGCAGATGTAGTTGCATAATTGTCTTGTATCTCAATATAACCTTCTGCAATTTTAACCCTAGCAGAATCAGATGTTCTTGTTATATAAGATACCCAATTATATTCACCCTTTGTATAACTTCCTGTATCACTTGTAGAAATTATGTATTCATCATTCGACTCTGTTGCAGTCAGGGTAAAATTAGATGCAGTTGCACCATCAATGAGATTAAATTCATAAGACAACGAATAATCAGCAGTAGGGTAATCAGTAGCTAAATTATCTTTTTTCCATGCCCAAAAGTCACCAAGCTGCAATTCATCAGGAACTTCAGTTGGATAGTTGGTTGAATCAAATTTGTTGCTCAATCAAAAACCTCATAATAAATAGATATATCTAATCTTATATTACTTGAATAAACCTTTTTTGCAATATGGTAAAGGGATTATTTAATATTTCCACGATGTAGCAAAATTCTTCCTATTTATTCCCTTTTTAGCTTTTGCAACTCTATTTGGGTCAGGCTCTTGTGCATTACCTGTTAATAACTTTTGTTCTATAACATCAAAGTTAGGATTTAAGATATATGCTGCAGCTAATGCATAACAAATAGTATCTAAGGCTTCATTACGTTCTCTTATCTGTTTCCAGTACAAAGTCTTTCTACCTTTTACAAATTTAACAAATCTTTGCTCTGCTGTTAGTTGTTTAAAATACTCTTCATCTAACTCACTTGCAAAGTGCAAGGTTGAGTAACCATATTCAACAGCAAGTCTAGAATAGATAACTTCTTTAGCTGTATCACTTCCTACTGGATATAGAGTGTTATTTTCTTTACCAACTCTTGTTGGTTTACCTACAACAGTCTTTCCGCTTTGTGATTGACCTTTTATTGCAAATATCCTTCTACCTTTCTTGTTTTTAGTAAAAGCATAGACCATTTGTGTTTGGAAACCTGAATCAATGGTAGTACAAGCTATAGTCATAGCTCTTCCTGCATGTGTTTTGAATTTAGTAAGCAAGTATCTATCTAATTGATTCCAAACGTCTTGTTGACCTGTAGAACCATATAAAATCTTGTATTCAACCACCCACATTTCATAATTGTGGGAAAAAGCTACAACTTGGCATTCTAGGCGGTCTTTTTGCACATCTACTCCGCATGTAAGCACTAATGCTTCATCAGGTATAGTTTGACCATCATAACTTTCCCTTCTTGATAGTAGTCCTTCTGCTTCTACTGCTTCTTCAGGCTCAGGCTCCCATGTTTCACCTAAACTAGTGTTTATAAATGTTTTTAACATTTCAGGTTGTTTCTTAGATTCTAAAAAGTTTTCTGCCATAGATGCCCAAGTGCTAAATACTGAATAAAGTTCATTTAAGTGAAATCCTGCTGTTTTCTTAGTTTCTGTTGTAGCTCTCCACTCTCCATTCTTTAGCATTTTATGTTTTTTAGATTCCTCAATAACACATCCATTCTCTTCGCATGTATATATTGCAGTTTCAGGTTTATTATCTTCCCATACAACATTTGACCATTTTAGCGTTTGCATGTGTCCACATTCAGGGCAAGGAACATAGTAGTATCTTTGATCACTTTCCTCAAAAGCAGCTTCAATACGAGAAAGACCTTTTACTGTTGGTGTACTACATAAATAGATTTTGCGATTAAAGAAGGTTTGTGTACGTTTAGATGCTAATAATACTGGGTCACCCTCACTGCCTACACTTGCTTCCATTCTATCAACTTCATCAATACATAGTATTCTTACAGCTCTACTTGCTACTGATGCAGCAGAATTAGAACCAACCATGTTTAGTGTAGTTCCGCCTAAAAACTTCTTTGATAATACTGTATTAGAGCTATCTTTGCTTTTTGACTCATTTAGTCTTGCTTTTAGCACTGGTGTATCTCTAAGCATGTTTGCTAGTTTCTCTTTACTGTAGGCTTGAGCCATTTGTAAAGTAGGCTGCATAACCAAAATTGGTGATGGTTGCATGTGAACATAGTAACCAACAACATTATTTAAAATCTCAGTTGCACCAACCTGAGCAGACTTCATCCAAACAATACGTTCTATGTTTGGGTCATTGAAAGCATCCATAATCTCTTTTTGATATGGTGCATAGTCAGTTCTGTATTTTCCACTAATTGCAGATGATTCAGGTGATAAAAACCTGTAAGTGTCCGCCCACTCAGATATCTTGAGTTCTGTTGGTGGTCTCCACTGCTTTTGTACTTGTTCCAGTACGTTCTGCATATTCTGCTGGTATTCCATCGCCTGATAACTCCTCTAATGCTTCATATATACTTTTTTTGATTAAACTTGATGCTTCATTAAAATCTTCTGCTGCTAATACTTGATGAGCAAGATTTGTTGGTATATTTAAGAACTTAGCATGTGCATTTGATACTAAGCCACTCCATGTGTCTCTAACTAGTGATGCAGGTATTAATTTACCTTCTAATTGATTGACTTCTAATTCTGCTTTATCTGCTTGGAACTTTTTAAGTCTCGTTGACTCTTCAACAATATCACCGCTATTACCAGTCTTTTTGTAGTGATTCTGATTTTTTCTTAAATGTTCTAGATATTCACGTCTAGCAAATTCAATATCTATAGGCGATCTGCCCTTATGTACTGTAATTACGCCATTTTTAACGAGGTTTCCCACCGCTTGAGGTGAAATGAACAAATGATCAGCTAAATCCTTCTGCGTGGCCATACGTTAGCGTGAATAAACCTGATTTTGTTGACCTTCGTCTAGAAAAATAAAAAAATCGCAACCTTCGATGCTTTTAGCCTTCAGTAAGAACCTACTCATCTTCTAACCGCCTTGCTTATTTGTCTATCTAGCTCTTTCTTGTAGTTATTGTTGACTACACCTATAGCAATCTTAAAGAAATCCAAGAACTTTCTGTGTTTGATAAATGGTTTAGATACAGCTAATAATTTAAGGTTGTCCTTGCCTTCTCTCTTCCACAATGCATTGTTTGTGTAGAATATTTTCTTAGGTGCATCAGCCTTGTTACTCTTCTTACCAATAATATTACCAAACTTGTTTAACCTTTCACCACCTGCTGATGTGACTGGTGCAAGTATAGATGATTTCTTAGCTTTCTCTATGCCACCTTCATACACATACTTTAGATACTTAGCTGCAATATCTTTAACAAAGATAAGAGCTGATAGATCATTAGGTTTAGCTCTAAACTTCTTAGGCATATCTACTGACTTAATAGTAAATGGTGTTGGTCTATCCAGTCTCTTTTGTATCTGTGCTCTTTGTGCATTGACTACCTTTGCACCTACATTGTTGATAGCTTTAGCAGTTGCATCAGGTAAGTGTTTTCTTTTAAACAATCCCATCTGTTTCTTTAGTTCTTTCTCGTTAGTCTTTACGTTTATTGTTATTGTCATAGTTCCTCATAATGTGCTATCAACTTATCAATATACCATTTAGCCTTTTGTAAGTCTTGTATGTTAGCGTTCTTCATACGATGTCTATGTATGTACTTGATAGCTGAACCCTCTAGATAACTAGGAAACTCTGTGCCTAGTTGTTGTTTGATATACTCAATACACTCCACCTTCCCATTGTTGTAATGCTTAGGTGCAGACACTGGGTCATGCTTTTTCTTTTTAATACTCATCTTTACTTCACTCCTTTTTGTCAATTTATCTTCAGTGTTCTGAAACGACCACTCAAAGAATCTATCTATCGCTTTTCCTATCATCTTTCTTTTTCTTTTTCTTTTTCTTACCAAAGATAGCTTCATAGTTATCTTCATATTTCTTTGTGTTCTCAGGACGTCTAGCACTACCCTTACCACCATGCCATTTAGTCATAACTTATCCTTTCAAAATTTACAGTCTTATCTAACTTAGACAATAACTCTTTTGCTTTCATAAAGTCTGATGGGATGCATCTAAGTAATTCCTCTACACTAAAGATCATTATGTCAGGCTCATCTTTATGTATCTTGTTTAAGATTGGCTTCTCATCATCAGTATCACAAACTATTGCTGTTTTCTTATCAAAGTTAAAACATCTTGTATTAGGTTGTATTCTTGTATAACCACTCTGT